GTGCCATGTTCCACGAAGTCTCCGTCCTTCTTACAGTATTCAGATGCTTCACTGGGTGTTCCTTTAGAGAGTTCAAGATGAACGCGGGGTCCGAGGAGAGTTTTCGCCTGGTTGAAGGTGCGTTGGGTGCAAAAACAGACATAGCCCTGCAGATGCGGGGTGTCTGATTCTCCTCGCTCTCGTCCGAATACTCCGTACTCGACATGGTCAGAAGAGAGTAAATCCGATAAGAGTTGTTCTTCACCAGCGGTGTAGTTGTTGAGTGTAAAACACCAACGTTTTCCGCGTGATCGATTGTTTGCAGGCATTTTTTATGAGAGGGTCCAGGGGTCCAGAGAAAGGTCAGGGGGTAATACTGTACCCCTGACCTTTTTTTGTATCGCTTATAAATTACGCTCTTTTTCTTACTGAACTGTGTTATCATGCCGTTATGGGTTCCTGCTGCTATGGGGGCTGCGATGGGATATCGCATGGCCTCTGGGCCATACAAGACTAAGGCACTTAGGGGGACACGTGCTCGGATGCGTGTCAGGAGTCGTGCGAACTTTCGCATGGCGTCCATGAAACGGCGCCGCACTAAGAACTGGAAGGCGAAGGCTCGCCGTATGGTTGGTTTACCTAGGAATTTTAGTACTTCTAAGACCGCCGAAACTATTTTTCCGTTGAACGTTCCGGTTCCCCAAAAATTGGTGTGGTCTTCTTCTTTGATCAATCTTGTTAAGGGATTCGCTTTGAATCAACGTTTACGGGATTCCGTGGTCGTGTCAGGAGTGAAACTGCACGTGTTCGCCAAGCATCGTGGAAACATCGCCGGTAACGTTATTTGCAACTGGGCCGTTGTAGTGACCCGTGGGAACAAGTCTTTTACGGGAGAGCAGGCTTTTTCAAATATTCAAAATTTCTTCCGGGATTATGATGCGGATCGTGCATGGAATACGGACGACACAGCAAAGACAGGCCTATCTTGGGCCGAAGCTAAGATTAACCTGGATGACTTTATTGTCGTTCACAGGGGAAAGTTCACGCTAGGAGCGTTAGACTCAAACAGATCCCAAACCCTAGAGAGTGAGAAGATGATTTCTCGATGGGTTAAGTTAGGTCGGTCCATGACATTCGATGATGCCATTACCGTTCCAGATGAGCAGGTTAGGTTTGTATTTTGGTGTGCAGACCGCTCGACTGGCGCGGGCGGGCCTGTGGTTGGTACACCAGACGTTGATCTCCGGGTCCGTGCTATCACGTACTTCCGTGAGCCTAAGTCGGGTTAGCGCCTCCGGCGGGTTTGCTACGCCTTCGCCTTCGGCTCAGCTTTTATAGATAGATAATCATTGGGTGGCATGCCTACGGCGAACCGGTTATCAATGCTTATTAGTTAAGGATTAAATGTATCTGCCTGTGTTGTGATATAAGTCTTCTTGTAACGATCTTGCGACAAGGCCGACATATCGGGTTCTTCATTGCAGAAAACAATTACGTGACAGGGTTCGAAATGTTTAGTGGCAGATTCATATTTAGGAGAAGCAACGCTTCCATCTTTTAAAGACTCAAGAATGACATACTGGAGATACTCCATTCCTCGTCTAGGTACATCGAACAGGAAGATAGATCGTCTGACATCAAGCATATACGCCAGATCGTCACGTTTGGCGATGCGTAAGTATTGTGCTTTGTCAGGGTGTTTTTTGAGAAGATGATTGCATATCCATGTCTTACCTGAATTACCTAAGTAATCAATTACGAAATGAATTGTACGCCCGTCGGGCTCTGATTCGACTTCGTCGACGATGTCTCGCTGCCATCCATCATGAGGTAGTCCAACTTCTCGTGAAGGAGGTCTGTAGATTGTATCAACAAACGCAAGGACGCCTCGACGCTGAGGTCCCATGAGTCCAGGGAATTTTTCACAGAGTTCGGCATCGGTGGGTCTGGGCCCTCCCACCTCGTTGATCTCTTTGATGAACGTGAAGAGTTGCTCCCATTTTCCTTGCTTGGAATTTGTATTTCCGGGCAAGGTGCCATGTTCCACGAAGTCTCCGTCCTTCTTACAGTATTCAGATGCTTCACTGGGTGTTCCTTTAGAGAGTTCAAGATGAACGCGGGGTCCGAGGAGAGTTTTCGCCTGGTTGAAGGTGC